CAGCACCTCGGCAAGGGTGCGCGCGGGAGCACCGTAGAGTTCGTCCACGGCCAGCAGCAGTTCGGGATTCTGATAGGCGGCGCGGCCCAGCATTACGCCGTCTACCGCCTGCAAATGGGCGCGGCATTCGGCGAGGGAGGTAATGCCGCCGTTGATGATGATGGTCAGCTCCGGAAAGCGCCGCTTGACCTCATACACCAGCGGATAGTTGAGTGGTGGCACGTCGCGGTTGTCCTTCGGGCTGAGTCCCTGCAACCACGCCTTGCGCGCGTGAATGATAAAAACGCGGCAGGGGCTGCGCGTCGCCAGCGTCTCGACAAAAGCGAAGACGCTGCGTTCGTCCTGCTCGTCAATGGCGAGACGGTGTTTGACCGTGACCGGTACCGCGCCCGCCGCCGCTTGCATTGCCGCCAGACATTCGGCGACCAGCGGCGCATCATCCATCAGGCAGGCACCGATGCGGTTGTGCTGCACGCGGTCGCTGGGACAGCCGACGTTCAGGTTGATTTCCTGGTAGCCGTAGGGCAGCGCGATTTCACAGGCGCGCGCCAGCGCTTCCGGCTCGCCGCCGCCGAGTTGCAGGGCACAGGGGGCATCTGCCGCATGATGCAGATGGCGCGGCACGTCGCCGAAAATCAGGGCGCCGCTCGTCACCATCTCGCTGTACAAAAAAGCATGGCGGGAAAAAAGACGGTGTAAGGCGCGGCATTCCGGCGTCGTCCAGTCGAGCATCGGCGCCACGCAGAAGCGGTGCGGGTCAATGGATTCAAGGGGTTGCATTTTTATTACCTGTTTTGAAGGGGTTAGCGTTTTCTTCATCTGTGCGAATGCGGTAGTATTACGTCGTTTAGTGGTGTTTTGCGGCGTATTCGTTACGCCATATTTACGCCATATTTTCAGACGGAGGAATGGCGTAAATGGGCACGGTGTCAGTACGCAAATCGAAAGACGGGAAGGTGCGTTTTCGTGCGGAAATCCGCAGAGCCGTACACGGTTACCCCAAATTCTCGGAAAGCAAGACATTCAGCAAGCGGTCATTGGCCGAAGCATGGCTGCGCAAGCGTGAAGCGGAGATTGAAGCTGACCCCGATATTATGCGCGGCAGGAAATCCCGTTTGTTGTTCGGCGAGGCAATCGTGCGCTTCCTTGCAGAAGCGGGAGACAATTATGCGCGCACGGTCAACAAGTCTTTGTCGTCATTGCAACGGATGGAGGTCGTGGCTTCGTTGGATATTACCGCGTTTTCCCGTGCCGATATTGCTCATTTTGCCCATTTGCGCCGCAAGGGGTGTAATGGGTTCAAGCCGGTAACGGGTTCGACAGTTTTGCACGACTTGCGTTTGTTGCGCATGGTGCTAAATCAGGCGGAATTGTCATGGGGTTATGCGCCGCCGTTACATGAATTTGATCGTGCGGTTGAGGGGCTGCGCAAGGGTCGTGTGGTTCATGCGTCGCGCGAGCGTGAAGCGCTGCCATCCCCGGATGATTTGCGTCGTCTGTCGTTGCTCTTCTTCCGTGATTGGCTGGCTGGCAAGACGGTAATGCCGATGCACCTGATTATGTGGTTGGCGATTTACTCAACACGGCGGGAAGCGGAATTATCCCGCCTGGATTTGCGCGATTTCAACCGCACGGAGATGTCTTGGCTGGTGCGTGATGTGAAGTCGCCCTATGGTTCTGCGGGCAATCACAAGGCGTTTGTAGTGTTGCCACAGGTCGTGCCGTTGGTGGATTTGTTGTTATCGTCACCGTATCGCGCACGGATGCCGAAAAGCGAGCATTTGTTGTTGCCGCTTAACCCCCGTTCTGTTGCCAATCGATTCCGCAAGGCGCGGGACGCTTTGGGTATTAACAGGGATATTTGTTTCCACTCGTTGCGTCATGAGGGGATCACCCGCCTCGCCGAGGATGGTTGGTCTGTCCCGCAGATGCAAACGGTGTCTTTGCACGGCAGTTGGTCGAGCTTGCAACGTTACGCCGACCACCGCCGTAAGCGGGAACGCCTGGACTGGGTGGATATTGCTCATGAGTGCAGTTTGGCGTAGTCCTGTTCCGCTTCGCGCTGTTGGTTGTCTATCCATCGTGCCAAGGCTGTGATATGGACAAAATACGGCGCTTTGCGGGATTGGTCTATTTTGAAGACTGGGAACGGCAACTCTTGCGCCGCCGCTTTGCGGGCAAGTTGCTGCACGGTGACGTGGGGGAAATAGTCCTCGCGCACAATATCCAAGCGTGGGGTCGGTGTTTGGTATTTGATGAGCAGTGCGCTCGTTGTATCAATCATTTTCATATTCCCTCCTTCTTCCCGTGCAGTGGGCAGCCTTCTGTGATCCACCAGCCATGTTTCTCTCCATCTCCCCCTACTCCCCGCCCGTGACCGTTATCGAGTACGGGGCAATCGCAGCCCTGTTTAATTGCGGCATCACTGCCGGGAGTGGCGTCATTTGCTTTCATTTCCCGCCTCTTTGCGCGATGGCTTCTTTCAGGTTGGCAATAGCGATCACGGTCTTGTGGGTTTCCGGGGTGACGAGGTGCGCCATGCCTACGGTGTGGCTGTTGATACGCATGTTTGCCGCACGGCTGACCAGTGCCAGGTTTTCTATGGCACAGTTGTTTTTGTCGCCGTCGAGGAAGCGCAGGCAGTGATCGGGCGGCAGGCGGCCATGGTGTTTTTCCCAGATCAGGATGTGTTTGCGCTTCCAGCGGTTAGGGTCGGCGATTTTGACAACGAGGTAGCCGTCTTTGTCACGTGTCTCTGTGCCGACCGGCTGCCGGGTATGCAGGATATTCCCTTTTTTGAAACCCTTTACCGGCGCAGGTATTAACCCTTTTGTCCCTTTGTTCCAGACACCCGGTCCGGTACGGTAGATGCCATGTCCTTTGCAGTAGGCGCGGACGCTACTTTCAGAACGCGCTGTTCCGAAGCGGGCATTGAAAGCGGCAGTAAGGTCGGCACGACGCATATGGCGGTGCGCCGCGAGGTATTCGTGCTGTTCGGCGGTGTATTTTTTAGCCATTGAGCATCTCCGGCAGTTTGATTTCGTGCAGGCTCTGCATTTTCCCCGCCTCAATATAGGCATGGGCGATGGCGACGGATTGTTGGGCGAGCCCTTCCACCGCTTTGCTGCGCATGACTTCTTTCTTCAGGTCGTCTTCGTCAAGGTCTGGGTTCATCAGGCGTTCGAGCTGATCGTGGATGTGGCCGTTCAGGGCGTTCAGGCTGTAGTCTTTCATGGTTTTGATTTCCTTGATGCGGTTTTGGTAGAGGGTGTTGATGTATTCCGCCCTCGTCTGGATTTGTTGCTGTTTTTCGCGGCTGCGTTCGCAGACGTTGCCAATGAGGATGCGTTCGTTGTCGTCAAGGCCAAAGCGCTGGCCGTTCTGCGGGTCGTCAAGCAATACGCTGACGGTGCAGGCTTTGGGGCGGTCATACAGCCACATGTAGCCTTGCAGCTGCCAGAGGTAGGTGCGGTTTTGCAGTTTGTCCCAGCAGACTTTTATGTCGATGACGGTGTCTTTGGTCAGGATGTCGCACCTGCCGATAAGCCAGTGGTTTTCCCTGTGTTCGGTGCAAAGAGCGATGTCCTGCCCGATGAGGCGCGAGACGAGGGCAACGGCTTCTTCTTCGAGGCGGATGCCTTTGTCGAGGCAGGCGGACAGTGGTCGCTGCTTCCCTTTCCGTCTCCCGAAGTACTGCCGTGCTTTTTGCCGCGCGAAGGCGACGGCAGCGGCGGGGTACATGACGTTGTTAAGGGCATGGCAGGGGATTTTCACAGGTATCCCTTGCAAATACGACGTTCGTCGGTAGCGCTAAGGATATGGTCAATGTTTTTTGCCATATCGCTGTATCCGCTGCGTTCTGCCACATCAGCTAGTGCTTCGAGGCGTCCGTAGTGGTAGGCAAAGGCAGCAGCGTCATAGTCGCTTTTTTTGAACGGTTTGGCTGCCTTCAAGCATTGGGTAGCGTTGTCCACCAGTTGCTGCAGGTCTTCTTTGTTCATATTTCTGCTCTCTTTTAAATCATCCTTTTTCGGATGATTTTGTTTGTTGAATCCGGTAGCCGCTAACGGCGGCAAGTCGGCATCCTCACCAATGAGAATTTTGTGGCATTGGCGGGTGCTGCGGGGGGTGTTTGGGGA